TCGGAGCACTTAATAGCGGCATCCTGGCATAGATCGGTTCCATATCGCAGCCAACCTGTCGGCAATGACTGGGAAAACCATCCAAGACCGCAGCCGATGTCAAGAGACCTGCCAACTGGCAGCGATGCCGCAAAGTCCAGCTCTTCCGCGATGTCCTCGACGTACTGCAACCGTTCCGCGTCCGTGTCTCGCTGCCTGACCCTGCCGTCAGGGTCCGTCACGGTGCCCCAGTAGCCGCTGTAGCGGTCGCTGCCGTCGCGGGAGACATAGTAAGACTGCCATCGCGCGTGGCTGTGCGTGGCGTTCCAGATGGCCTCTACGCGAGGCAGTTTGGCTGCGTGGGTCAACATGGCACCGCCTCCCGCAACCGAATCGGAAGCAGCGAACAAACCAGCTCTAGGTCGTCCGGCGTGTCAACCTGATAACTGTCGAGCCGGTGCATCTTGTACGTCGCCACTCTCCCGCCGAGCCGATTGCCGAACCGCCGGAAAATCTGCGGGCTGAAGACATAGATGGAGCCGTTTTCCTCGATCGTCTGTTCTCCGCGTTCCTGTCGCCGCTCCCGCATGTCGGGGTCGTAGTTCGGGTGGAGTGCTCCGATGGCCGAATCCTGCCATGTGTAACCCTCGACATCGCAGGCGGAAAATAGCGAGTCGGCACTGGCCTTGCGGTAGGTTCCGATGGCGTTGTCGATGTCGTCAGGCTGGCGAATCGGACTGGTCGGTTGAAGCAGAACAACAAGCGACGGCTCGTAATGGCCAAGGAAGTGGGCGATTGCCGTCTCGGTTGTCGCCGTGTCGCCGCTAATGTTTTCGGGACGCTCCAGCCACTCGGCACCGCAAGCGTTCGCCACGGCCCCGATGTTTCGGCAGTCGCTCGACACGACAACGCGGGTCACGAGGTCCGATTGCAGGGCCTGGTTGATGCTCCAAGCAACAAGCGGCTTCCCGCACACGTCAACGAGGTTCTTTCGCGGTATGCCTTTAGACCCACCTCTCGCAGGTATCAAAGCCGTAATCATGCATCTCCCCTTGCATGTGTGACCCTTAGCAGTTGGCGACAATCGCCGTGACAGTTGCACCGACAGTCGTTCCGCCCGTTACGTTCCATCGAAGCAGAGCACCGGCTGGAACACCCTCAATGAAACTTTCGCCCGCAGCTGTGATCCCAGTCGAGACAGCCACAAAAGCCGTTGACGACAACCTCATCTGGAGCGTGATCGTCGCTGAGCTAAACGTGCCGTAAGCTGATGCCGACAACTGCCCGCCGAGCCACGTAAAATGCGTCGTGTTCCCGGCGGACGTTGCCGCTATGCTGGTTACTTCACGCATGGCAACTCCTAGCCGCTGGTGGTGGCGACAGAGCCGACGTTGGAAACAATCGCCCATCCTGTGGAACTCACGCCGACGAGCGTTACCGCATCGTCCGCCGCGTTCACCTTGAGCTTGTTCTTGCTTCCCGCTGCGTCAAATGCCGCCGTAGTAGTGACAGTCGCCGTGCCGCTGGGCGTGTTGGATTCGACCCGCAGATAGCACACGGCACCCGCAACAGGCGCGGACAGCGTGTAGTTAGGTGCGGTCGTGCTGGCAACGATGGTCGCGAATCCCGATGCCGGAATCGACGTGGCAACATCCGCCACGCCGAGCACCGTTACCGGGACGACGAAACTGCCGCCACTTTCCACCGACAGGGTGCCGCCGCTGGAAACAACCAGCGTCGTGCCGCCCTGCTTGTGATAGACCTTGGAAGCGTATGTCACGATTCTGCCTCCGGGTTAGGTGCTGCTGCTGACGCCAGCGACGAGGATGCCAGTACTGGACCACGTGACCGGGCACACCCGCACGCCGTATTTGAACGCTTGCAGAAACATCGGCTGTGCGGCCGTGCTGGTAGCCGTCGCCTTCAGCCAGCGTTTCTTCGGCTTGTGTTCATCGAGCACAATCGTTGACGCCCCGCCTGTGCTTGCGGCCGTCATTCCAGACAGGGCAACGAATGACGCAGTGGTACTTGCCGCCGTGCTGAGCGTCAGGGTTGCCGCCGTTCCGGTCGTAAGCGTTACGACGTTGAACATGCACCCTTCGGCACCATTCGCCATGTCAACCTCGACCGTAAGCGATGTTGCGCCGGTGCTTCCGGTGAACGCCACAAGATCGAGCTGCTTCGATAGTTGGTGACTCATTCCGTCAGCTCCTTAACCTAGTTTGACTCGGACGAACGCTTCTTCCAGAACGGGGGCACCGTCCGTTTCGCTGCGATTGATGAACCCGACCTCCGCGCTTCCGGCGTACAGCTCATCCAGCCGCTGCATTTCCATGCTCAGGGCATCAACGATCATGTAGTGGCTGAAGTTGCCCAGAATGCCGACGTACAGCCCGGTTGTGAACGTGTTGGGTGCAAATTCCGATTCGTGAATCGGTCGCCCGAACAGCATGTCAACGCCCGCCTGATTGTTGCTCGGCATCAACAGGTAGTTTCCGTTGCCGTCCTTGAGCTTCATAATCTGGGCAACGCCGTCTCGGTGAAAGATCCATTCCGAGTTCATGCGGTGCGGTTGCTTGAGCGTGTAAAACGCACCTTTCAGTCCGTCGGCTGTCATTGCCGTCGCTGTGTTGTCGTTCGAGTAATCCTGCGTAGTGCTGATACCGTCGCTGGACGCCGTGAAGATGCCGAGCGGCTGGCCAGCACCGCTGCCGGTCAAGAACGCCTTCTCTTGCGTGACGGCGATCTTGTACGCCATGCGGGTGCGGACGTAGTTCTCGATGCCCATGGCAACGGCCCGAATCAGCTTGCGGCTAACCCGAATCGACTTTGCGAGCGGGTGCGGTGTCATTTCCCGTTTGCCGAACGCCAGAGCCGTGTCCTCGCTGCCGATGCTCAGTTCCGTCGTCCAGGTGTCGTCGGCAATGTCCGCCGTTCGCGTCGGGCGACCAACGCTGTCGGCGTTCGGGACGAGGTAAACGTCCGACATGCCTCGGATGAACGTCAGGTCGTCAACGGCTTCGATGAGCGAGCCGACGAACGCGGGCGGAATGAGGTAGCCGCCAGCGGTGTCCGAATCCATCTGGAGATTTCGCATTTCGCGATGCGAGCCGGTTTCGGCCCACTTCCAGAATGCTTTGCGGTACTCGGTCGTGGCGAGCGGTCGTCGCGGGTCGTCGTCGCCAAGGATAATCTTGTGCCCGCGACACTCGAAAGACAGCTCGGACGCCGTTTCTTCCGGCTTGGTTCGCCCGCCGCCAGTGTTGACGGCCCGCTCCTCGGCGGCCAAGTCCAGCTCGACGGCGACTTCTTCGTCGTATTGCTGCTTGAGCATGGCCCGCATTTCGCCATTTTCGGCGATGTCGGTCTGCGCCGCGTCCCAATTCTTCCGCTCTTCGGCGGTCAGGGAGCGTTTCTCGGCTTCAGCGGTTTCGAGAATCCCGCGAGCCAGCTTGATGAGCTTGTTTCGTTGTTCGCCCAGCTCCTTGAGCCGGTGTCGTAGGTCAATCGCCATTGGGTGGCTCCTGTGCCACGCCCAATAAAAAAGGCGTGGCGATAGACATGGTTAGTCTATGAGCCACGCCCGCGATGCGACCGTAAGCAGCTCGACGACCGCAGGCGATGCCTTTGGTATGCCGGAAATGTACGCTAAACGTCCGTTTCTGTCAACAAGAGGTCGAGGTACATGCCCATCGTGGCGAGCTCGCAGCCATCCTCGCGGGCTTTTGCCGCCTCGATGGACCTGAGAGCCACGGAGGTATCCAAGTACGCTGGATATGCCACTACGGACACGTCAAACAGGTCCACGGCACGCAAAACGCGGATCGTCTCGCCGTTTTCCTTTCGCACCTCATCGTCGCGGGCGACGAAACCAAAGCTCATCGCGTCCAGATCCCCGCGTCGGATAGACTCAACGGTATCGCGCCCGACGCTGGTATCCGGCGGTTGGATGCTGACCTTCAGCCCGTGCTCATCCTCGACGACGGTTAGCGTGCCCGACTTGTTGCGCCCGAGGATCTTGGCGGAGTCGTGGTCAACCAGTGCCCGCACATCGGCCCCAGCGTGCAGGCTGACCGCAAACGCCCCTGGTTCAATCCGCTCTCGGAACCCGCCGAGATTTTGGCTGAGCGAGTTGAATACCGCCGCGTAGCCTTCAATCACCGGCAAGCCGTCACCAACCGCCCGCAGCTCGACACCCTGCACGCTTCTCCGCTCCGGTTTGTTCATCGCATTGCCCTTTCTAGGAAAGTTTCGGTTCTGGATTCCCATGATTCAACGCAAGCCGCCACGCGATCCGCCAATTCTTCCGGCTGGCACTCCGCCGCTGTCAACAGCAGGTCCTTTGAGTCGCAGCAGTGGGAAACGACGGCATCCCGGCATTCGCAGCCCTCTGCGGACAGTGCCGCCATCATTTTGTCCGCGTGGCGGATGTAAAATCGCTCCAACCACCCCACAAATTGCCCCTTTCTGGACGCTTTCGCGGCGTCAATCTGCTCCTTTGCGATCATTCT